CAAATTGTAACTTTGGTTTTTCATGCATAATTTTATGTTCAATCCAACGCACAGAGGTTTCTTTTGAAAAAGAATGAAATGTTTTTGTGTATAAAGAACTAGCTGCAAATATATAATTACCTAAGCTTCCTATTAACATTATTTCGGACCTCCTGTTTTACTATCTCCAGGACTTATCCCTGAGTGAATATGAGTGGTAAGAGATACTCCTTTCGCAACAACATCTTTTGTAACCACAACGTCTCCTTCAATATCTACATCTCCAGTTATTTTTGTTTTTTTCGCAACAATATCTATTTTTGTTGCTACGATCTTAATCGTTTTTTTACAGTCTATATACAACTCCGATTTATTTTCATCGTATTTTATTGTTGTTCCGTCTTCATAAACAGTCATAAACACCCCTTCTCCTGCTTCTGTAGGAATAGGAGTAGATTTATCATAACCGGATCCCAGATAAAACCCAAAGAATGAATTTTCAGGAAAAATACAAATTCCTGATTCGCCAATTTTCGGTAATGAATAATTTTTTGTTTTTTCACTTCTTCCCATAAGAACCGGAATTTCAGCCGACGGAATTTCTAAATCTTCAAAAATCACTTTTACTGTTCCTCGCTCTGGGAATAAGCTACTTACTTTCCCGTATCGGATCATGATTCCACCTCCATTGGTATAATTTTATGCATTTCTGCTGTCATTTTGTAATCTAACAAGTTAATTTTTATATCATCAATCAGATATTTCCCTGAAAATTTTCCAAAATCATTTAGAAAAATAGTATCTCCGGGAGATAACAACTTTTCTTCTCCCACAAAAGTAATAGTACTTTTACATTCTTTTCTATTCTTCCCTCTTAATGCTTTTTTTGCGATTTCTTTTAGTTGCTTATCCTTTTCAACTCTATTTTTACCTGTAATATTTTTGTCTTCGTTAATCAATAGATCTCTCTTATTTTTCTTTTTATAAGAACTTCTGTTCTTTATACTAAACTTCCTTTCAACATTCTTTTTTAATTTATAGTCATAGTACCGAATGGTACAGCTAGAATAAGTATCTGTGTCTTCTGTGTAGAAACGATAACTTTCCAATTGATTTTTCGTAAAAAACTTCTTTACTTCCTCTTTCTCATATTTTTCTTCTTCAAATACAACTATTTTTTTATTAAACAACTTGAAGTTATACCCTGCTTCTTCACATAGTTTCTTTAAAAAATCAAAATCTGATTGTAACTTTTGCTCAATTCGTAAGTATTTACGGTTAAAAGAAATATCACAGATATTTTCCATCTTTCGTTTCTTTGATATATCATTTAAAATTGTCTTAAAATCAACGTTTTCCCATACGTGATTTTCTTTTTTATCAACAATATCGGAATTTATGTCATAAGAAATTGCTTTGATATTTACAATATCAGGAGGACCGCTAAAATCCACAGTATCTATAAAAAATGTTCCCATATCATGTGCTACGACTCTCTCCATTTCTCCCCAATTTTCCAATTGTAACAAAATCCTGATTTCTTCTCCTTTAGAAGGCATCCACGAAGATAACCATACTCCATCTCTGTTTTCCAAAGTTAAATCTAAAGTATCCAAATCGTTAATCGAATCATTTTGAGAACAAGAAATCAACTGATTGTGTATTTCTGATGATATATTTTTGCCCTCATAAAAAACAATGAGAGAAGCTCTTCTCGCAGCTTTTATATTTTTCACTGTATCTAAAAACATTCCTATCTCCTCCATGGCGGAACATCAATGTCAATAATTTTTAAATCCTTATATCTTAAAGTTATCCCTGCCGGAAATATAAAGTATTCTGAGAATTCTTCATTCCATTTTTGAAGATAATCCATTGCTTTGGAATCATTTAGCAAAATATATGCTATCGAATCCCAAGTATCTCCATCATGTGTCGTATAATGTTTCCAACTATCTTCCATAGCCTCTTCTCCTTTGTTCTCTTTCATACTCTCTCATCATTGATTTGAACTCACGAAAAGCTTCTTCTTTTGAATTCTTAAGCTCCTGTTGTACCCCTTGCAAATCTCTCGCTCGAATCGTTGGGGAGTACACAAGTTGAAAAGAATTTGATTGGCTTCGATCGTATGCCCCAATCATCTGCCCTGTTTTTTCCCATAGATTTAAGCTTCTATTGCTTCTATCATGTGGAATAATAGATTCAGAATACCCGCCTTCTCCAACCCATGCTATAGTTGGATTGGAAACAATCCCACCTGCAGCATATCTTGGTAAAGACCTGCCCGGTGGTGAATATTTAGGCTCTTCTCCAATTCCTAGTAAAGATTTTCCTTTATCCACTAGCCAATCAAACTTTTCTTGTAATTTAGAAAAAATTCCAAGATAAAATTCTAAAACACCAGCCCCAGTATTTTTAATTGAATTCCATTTCCCTTCAATCCAAGAAAATACATCTCCTAAAATTTCTTGTGTAGAAGCTTTGAATGAATCCCATTTTAAAATAATATTAGTAACCATGTTAGCAATATTATCCTTTAGCTCTCTAGCCTTTTCTTTTATCGTATCCCAATTTCTATATACCTCTATTCCACCTTTTACTAATGCTCCCAATGGTCCCAACATAAACCAGTATTTATCTACCAATTCGACTACTTTATTTTTTAAATCAATTGCACCTTGCTTTACTGTATCCCAATTTTTGTATAATAAGTATCCTGCTGCAACGATGGCTAGTATTCCTGCAATATACCAAGTCAGTGGATTTCCTAATAAAGTAGTTCCAAAGCCCTTTATCGCTTTTACACCTTTTCCAACTCCAGTAATTAACTTTTTACCTACAGAAAATAATTTAGTTCCAAATTTATGCTCAGTCATAAAGCCTGCAACTTCCATATATTTAGAATATGTCTTGATTCCCCACGATACTGGTTTCAATGCAGCTCCAAAACCTAACATTGCAATGGAACCATATCCAATCCATTTCATAAACTGCTTAAATCCCTCAGGATGCAATTCTTGAAATTCCGTTATTTTAGAAAGTAAGTTAGAAAATGAATTGAGAATTTCATTAACTTCTGGTAGTAGCAAGTTTCCTAGTTGACTAAAAGCTATGCTTGCTTTCCCTTTCAAAATCTCTATTTGGTTTTCTGTAGTAGCTCTCTTAATATCTGCCTCACTATCCACACTTCCCTTTGATTCCGTTCCTTTTATTTTTGATAAATTTTCATGAATTCTTTCAAGATTACTTGCAATTGCTACAGCTCCTCGTTTTCCTTCTTCTCCAAACAACTGAAACATGATTGCCCCTTGCTCATGCTTTGGCTTTCTTGAGATTGCTACAAATAGTGTATCTAAAGCTTTTTCAGCATCATTCTGAGCCAATTTTGCAAGTTGTACTGGGTTAATACCTAAAGCTGAATATACTTTCGCTTGATTTTTTGTAACTGCACTTCCTTTTGTCATTGCACTAAATACTTTTTTAGCTCCTGTAGCTGCTACGTCAGGATCCATACCTTGTTCTATTAAACTAGCCCCAATTGCAGCTACTTTATCAGCAGAAAAACCTGCCATTTTTCCAATATTACCTACTCTATTTACAAAATCTGTAATATTAGCTGCACTTGCTCCCGTAGTATTTCCCAAATAGTTCATTTTATCTGTCAATTCAACAAGTCCATCATATGGTAAATTTAATGCATTTCTCATTTCAAACATTGCCTTGGCTGCTTCTTCTCGGTTCATATCAAATGCCATTCCAATCTTGGATGCTAACTCAATATATTGTATCGCTTCCTTTTTATTTAATCCTGATTGACCTGCAGATGCCGCTGCTCCATAAAGTTCCTCCAAGCTGATTGCAATTTTTTTCTCTGTAATAATCTTATGTAACTCTTTTTTAAATTTATCTTCCTCTTCTTTATTGTCGAAATCAAACTGCTTCTTGACGTCAGCAAATGCCCCTTCAGCTTTTATAGCTTGTTGAATCGGTTTGTATAATAAGCCTAAACCAGCTACTCCGGCTGTAATCGCCTTTCCTCCTATTTTAGATATTCTTCCCGCAGACTTATCTAAGCTTCCCGCTTTATTATATCGATTTGTAGCCTTCGTAGCCTGTTGTACTTGTTTTTCCAATACTTTATATGACTCTGCTGTATTTTTTATTTCTATATTCTTTGATTTTAAAAGCTTGGCAGTTTCCCTTACTCCATGAAGCTCTTTAGAATAAGATTTATTTAAATTTTGTAATTTTTTTTCTAGATTAGAGAGAGCTTTTGCATTCTCTTTTGTTTGTCCATGCTCTCCTTTCATACTTTTTCTCAATTCTTCAATAGCTGCCTTTGTTTGTTTTATTGTTCTTGCTTTTTCAAATAAAGCTTTCTTATCCTTGTCATATTTAGCAAGTAATTGTTGTGACCGTTGTAAATTGATAATTTCTTTATTTAACCCGGAAACACCTTTACTTGCTATTCCAAATGATTTTGAGAATGCTCCTCCAACAACAGCTCCTATTCCAAAAGAAATTCCTATTTCTTTCATAGAACCTCCAAATAAAAAAACCACCTATCTTATTTCAGATAAGTGGTTTTTGAAATATTATTACTATTTAAAATAATTTCAATATGAATGATAGTATACTAATCACTGCAGATAATGTAAGGAAAGCTATCAAAATAAATCCCATAGAGATGTAAGACCATGCTATTTCAATAAAATCTACAATATATCCCCAGCCAAACAACATAATAGCTATAAAGCATACTACAATAAAAATATTTTTTAACTTACTTTTATTTTCTTTTGGGGGAGTAGAGTATTTTTTTAAGGTTTCTTTTACATCATGATTTTCTATATGATTTATCTTATACATTATCCATCACCTCTTAAAAGAATTGTATCTCAAATTCCCTTAAAAAGCAACCACTTATTTATTATTTTGCTTGTTTTTCAAGAATTTCTACTAAATCTTCTGTCCATTCCATCAATTCTTGAAAATTGATATTCATAAAATAATCAATCCCTGTTTTCGTTTCTTTGCTTAAGATTAGGATTGCTTTTCTAATGCTTTTAGTAAAGCCGCTCCCCAACCCAAGCCATCGTACAAACCCTTAACTGCATTTGTAACCTCTAAAAATTCTAATCCAGTCATTTCCTCTATCATAGTGTCATAAGAACATCCGATCATTTTAGAAGCAACGATTGCTAGAAATGCTCTTGAACTTTCTATATCTCCTTGAGGAAAGACTCCCCCTGTCATTAGAAATTCTCTTTCTGCTTCTAATAAGATTTTAGGAGTAAAGTCTTCTTTTTTTATTTCTATTTCATCTGTTTCAAACTCTTTTCCATCTTTTATGCATTTTATTTTTTTTTGTAATTTCATAAATTCCTCCTACATTCCCATAGCATCTCGAACTTCTGCCAGTAAATCCGTTCCATTTACATTGAATATCATGTTGATTTTATCGATTTCAAGAACCGTTTCTCCGTCTACTTCTACTTTTAAATAATGACATGCAAACTTTTGATTGGATCCAGATGGCTTTCCAACCTCTAATTTACCAAGAGCCATGCTTTTAGGAACAACTCTAGTAGATACTTTTAATCTTCCTTTGTTAATCGTTCCATTTACCATGTCTGTTGATTGTGTAGCTGCTCTAAATTCCAACGCATATACTTTTTGCGAAAAAAGAGAAAAATCTTTGTTAATCAATGTTCTAAGATTTAATCCTATTTCTAATGCTGAAAAATGCCCTAAAGTAGGGGAATCAATTTCTCCTGCAATACCTGCTCCACTAATTGTTTCTGACATATATTGAATATCCGGAAGATCTACGTCAACTAATGCTGAAGGAGACATTTCCCCATCAACAAAACATCTATAGTTAATTATTTTTTCTGGAATAATTCCAATTGTTTTTGCCATTTTTACCTCCTAAAATAAATTTTCATAGTATTTGGTATCAATTTCTAAGTCAAAAATAATTTCTTCTGCAGGTAATGCCGGAGTAAAATATAGCTTGAACTTAATTTTTCCATCAATTAAGCTGGTGGTTGGATTATCCGCTCTTCTAAACTCTACTCTAGCTCCTATTATTTTTCCTGCTGCTACCAGTCCATTCAACCAAATATTAATGCTATCTGTAATCGTCTCAATTAGAACTTTGTTTGTTGGGCTATCTACTTTTTGCCAATATGTTAAGACCAATGAATTGATTAACCAGTTGAACATCATTCTACTCACAATAAATGCATCTTTTGGATCCGATACCGCCGGATAACAAGAAGTTCTATTTCCCCAAAATCTCCAGCCACCGATCCAGTTGATGGCCGTAGAAATCCCTTGACTATTTAAATAATTCGCTTCATCCAACCCTAGCCGTATTGCGGTTCCGTCTGCTAATACTGATGAATCTCCTTTTATATTTTGATTCGATGGAGATTTGAATGGAACATCTTCTGAATTAAATGCTAACAGTTGAAGTAATGCTGCTTTCTGTGTTGAGATATGATATTGTTGATTCCTAAGTGCAATTTTTGGAAATGATACATCCAAAAAAGTAGAAGAAATATTATTATCATTTTTTGCTTTTGTCGCATCTCCATATTTTTTCACTTTTGTAGTATCTAAATCCACCAATCCCATAGCTTGAAAATGTCCATTGATTTTTCTTGCTTTTGCTTCGATAACAGCAGCAACTGTGGAATCTGTCGACCATTTTGGTGCTAATAATAAGCTTGGAACTTTTCTATATTTTGGAAATACATCGGCTACCACTTCCAATCCGGTTTTCTTTCCTGTTTCTCCGTCAATTCCTCCAATAATTTCTTTATTTTTAATTGCTGTTGGATCCAATGTGTTATAACTTACTTGAATAGCTCCTGATTTTTCCTCTGTAGGAATCAACAGTAGTTGCCCTTTTTCATTAAATTTTTTAGTATGTTCAAATGGACTTGTAATAACCACAGTATCTGCAAGAATACCGGTATCTTCTAATAAATACATTCCATCTACCTGAGAAATACTTTTATTAGAAACTTCTTTTTTATGCTTGCTTGGATCCAATACATTGATTAAAACAATAGGTCCTATGTTAAATTTAGAAAAATGAGTATCAATTGCTTCACATAGGGTATAATTTTTAAAATCATCTGAATACCCAAAATATTCTACTGCTTCTGCATACGAACTACACAACATAGGTTCGTTTATATATTGTTTTTCACAAAGATTGATTGGAGCTGTTCCAACATACACCGGTGTAATTCCATCACTAA